CACAACATAAAACTTACCAGCAAATGCTTTTAACAGATATACCTAACGTTTATCAGCGGGCGTTAGCCCTGGAACGCCGTGTTCGGCTCCGGGAACTCTACCCTGATGGAATCGTACCGTATTTAGCTCGACAAGAGTATGCGGGAGCGATAGCTGGACCTACCTCCAGCGGGATTCGAGCACCGAGTGTTACGAAATCCTTTCAGTCAAAACTTCCTTTGGATCAATATCCAAAGCAAGACTACACGTATAAGTGTAAGTCGACCATGCAATACCTCGGCAAGATGGATGCTTACCCAATGTCAAGCTCAGTACCTAAGTTTGATCCTTGGTTTAGACATATCCTAAAAGATAAGGCACCACAAGTTGTTGCGGATTTGGAATCTACTTTCATGCGTGATCCTTGCACCCCAGATCGTGTTATGACTCACTTTTCGCTATTTGATCGTACTTGGAAAAGAATGCCTACAGGCAAATTGATGAAAGAAGCAAAGAGCATCGTTACAGAGATGTTCGCTTCAGTTGGCAAAGTCGAACCTATCGACTTTAATTTCGCTGGCTGGCACAAAATTCTTCCTCATCTGGACATGACCTCCTCACCTGGTTTACCCCTACGACGAGAGTTTGTCACTCAAGGCGAGTGTCTTGGTTATATTTACGATAAAACTAAGAGACTTAATCATTTTGCGAAATTCCTTCACCCTGCCGCAGTTCGCGCTCCACCGTGTATGATCGGCCTTCGCCCTGGTCTTCTCAAGAAAGAGGAGTTTCCTGACAAGGTCAAAGCACGCGGAGTTTGGGCTTATCCTGCAGAAGTGAAAGTTATGGAGATGAGATTCGTTGTTCCTTTACTGGAACGTTTCTCGACGTGTTTCGGTAAGATACCTTACCCAGTTGGACGCAATATGTCCAAAGCACTGCCCTTCTTCATAGATCACCTGCTCCACGACAAGAAATTCGGAATGGTCACAGACATTTCGAAACTTGACACCTGTGTGGGTCCCGATTATATCGATTGGGCCTTTTCCTTCATTCGTGATTTCTACGACATGGGAATCACCGCCTCCGCGGACACACGTAATGAGCACGTTTTCTCGTTTTTACACTACTACTTCAAGAGAACTCCAATTCTCTTACCTTCGGGTCAGTTAGTGAAGAAAGCGGGCGGCGTACCTTCCGGTTCGGGTTTTACCCAAATCGTTGATACGCTCGTTACTCTCCTGATTTCAGTATACGGTTTACTCCGTTCTGGACTCCAACGTTCAGACATCCTCGGGAGAATCTTCGCCGTTGGTGACGACCTGGCGACTTCCGTCCCGTCGACCTTCGATGTTGAAGAGTTCTGTCACTACTTAGGACAGCTCGGATTTGATGTTAATCAATCCAAAGTCATGTTTTCCGACAAAGGCTTAGAGCTAAAGTTCTTAGGTTATTCCAAATATGGTGGCGGAATTTATCGGCCAATTGAAGAACTTCTTCAGGTTGCTATGTTTCCTGAAAAGTATGTTGGCAATGCAGAGCGTTCTCGACAACGCATCCTCGGTCAGACCCTTGCGTCTGGTCTATCTAATGGTTTCTTCGCTAAGATGAACTATTGGATGGAGGAGCTTGTTGGCTTTGCACAAGAACTATCCGACACTGAAGTGTACATACCTCAGAAGCGTTGGATGCGGAACGTCCTCGGTTTGGACGAAATACCCAAAACCACTATTGCATTTGATATTTTCCATATCACTTAGCACGTCAAGCCTCTTATGTTATGGACTAGCTTCTCATTAGAGCTG